GGACTCGGGCAGGTCACCCATGCTCTCGCCGCTTCGATCGCCTCCCGTGGGCGCTTGTCGGCCGGATAACGCTCCTCGAACTTCGGAAGAACTCGCTCGGCGCAGTCGGCCGCGAAGGTTACGAGGCGCGGCTGGTCGAGGTCAACGCCGTAAGCCCTCGCCAACCAGATCCACCAGTCGCCACGTTCGAGCTTTGCGAACGCCTCGGCGAGTGAGGCGATGTTGCTCTCCCTGGCCCACTGATAGCCCTCAGTGCAGGGTTCGTGGTCTTTGAGGTCAGACAGCCAGTCGTTCATCGTGCAGCCTCTTTCTCGTTCTCTTCCATCTCGTGACGCATCCGGTGGTTGAAGTCCGGATCGGTCCGGTACGGCGCGCCCTGCGCCTCGACTTCGCGCTTGTGAAGTGGGCAGGCGGCGAGTATCTGTCCGTGGGCTCCCTGCCAGACGGTGACTCCGATCCTGCGAAGACAGCGTGTGTGGTGCAGGCGGGGGTAGCCGTTCTCATTGGCGCCGTAGGTCGGGGGAAGGTGGCCCATGCACTGCGTTCCGGCGGTGCCGTGGGAGGCTCGGCGGTAGTCGCGGAGCTTTTCGGGGCGAGGGTTGCGGCCGGTCATCAGTGCATCCCCCTGCGCGCGTCCCACGCGGCTCTACAGGTCGAGCAGGCCCAGAAGTCACCGGGCCTCCATACGAAGAGCGGGTTGCCCATCAAGGTGTGGCCGCAGTCGAGGGCCACGACGCGCACGTCCCCGTGGACTTGCCCCGTGCCTTTGGTGATCGGTCCCACCGCGACGATCTTGCTCATTCCGTTCGTCGTCCTTTCGTCTGTCCCCGGGTCGTCCGCCCGGTAGGAGAACAGTAACCGGGGCGGGGTTACTTGTCCAGTGGGGCTTTCGTTCTCGGGGTGAAGGGGCGGACAGCCCCTTCGTATCTCTTTCCTAGAAGGTAAGAACTAAGAGAGGCCGGGGCGCGTCGGCCCGGCTCATAGGGGGGTTGAATGGATTTCTTGGGGGGAACACCGGGACAGGAACGTAGTTCCCTATATAGGGCGTCCCGGGACAGATTTCACGAGGGAAACGGAAGGCGTGTCCCGCCCCTTGTCCCGGTCGAAAAGGCCCAAAAAGCGGGACAGTCCCGGGACAACTAGCGGGACAGTCCCGGCTCGGCAAGATGCCGTCTTCGGTGGCAATTGGGGCAGATAGTTACCCGGTTACCCGGGCTGTTGTCCCGATGATGCCCGTTCACGTGGTGGACATCCAGAAAGCTCGGGTTATCCGCCTCAAGCCCGCAATCCATGCATACCATCCCCACGAGGCCCCGACGCCGCCCTAGTCGCCGCCGCACAGCTTCGGCCGCGCCCTTCTGCTCGCGGTGAGCGAGATAGTAGCGGCGGTAACCGGCTGATTTCGAGGCCGGGCTCCTCCCCCCTCGCTGTGCCCTCCGCGCGATAGAGCATTTCCATCTCTGGTGCCAGACGATCGATACCGGCCCATCCTCTGCGCATACGGCCGTGCGGGCCTCGGGATCAATGTCAGATAGCCTGTGTATCCATCTCGCCATGCGCTAAGGATATACCAAAAGACCCCCCAGGGAAATCCTAAGGGGGGTCTTTTGACGGGGCCTGCTGAGGGGAAGTCTACGGAAGGAACGAACCGGCGAAGAACGCGAGTCCGATGGCGATGAGGTTGAAGTCCGTCCTGACTCCCAAGGCCGCGATCACGAACAGGATCACGGCGATGATGAGGCAGACCGACCGGGCGTTGAGGGTCACTTGGCGCGACCGAGCAGCGAGCCATTCACTGCCTTGTTGGCGATCAGGGCGATGAGCGCCGAAGCCACAGCCAGGTCAGCGGCGACCATTTCGAGATTGACCGCGATGCCTGCGGCGGCGGCTGTTGCCACGATGGCGGCAGCGACGGTCGCCACGAGGCCGTACCAGAACTGAGTAGGGCGTCCGAGGATCATGCGATCAACTCCTATGCGGTGGGGGTGAGGTAGCCCGTGATGTCGATCACGAACCGTGAGAGAGCCCGGTAAGAATAGACCGTCAACTTGCCGGCGGTCAGCAGGACGACCGGCGAAACGTCGTCGATCATGCCTGCGTTGTAATCAAGCGTGGAGGTGGTGGGGGCGCCACCCTGATCGGGGCCGACGTAGACCCAGCCAGAGGCCGCCGGGGCGACAGCGCGAAGGATCGCCACAACTGCGATGGCGTTTGCGGGGATGCCCCATTGACCGGCCATCGAGAGAGCCATCGTTGTCTTGGCGGGGACCGCGCCATCGAAGACACGAACGGGGATCGAGAGAAGTTGCATATCGGCCTCCGGGGAAGGTGTCGGTGGGGGAACGGCGGCGGGGCCGGTCCACGGCTTGCCGGTCACGAATTGGTAAGAAGCGATGCAGGCGAGCTGGCGTTCGTAGGTCAGGGCGCGCCACTGGAAGTCCCAGACGCAGACCACGAGTTCGTCGATGGTCCCGAAGCCGTTGGCGTTGACCGAGGCCATGTAGCCCCAAGTCTTGATGAAGTTCGCAGCGGCGGTGTATGAGCCTCCGGCGATGCCGTGGCCGCCGACGTTTGCGCCGCGCGGTGCGTTGTACCAGACCCTGTTCGGGTACTCCATCGACTGATAGACCACGACGCCAACACAGACCGACGCGAACTCCGCGACCGCCTGTTTCATCGCCTCGTCGTTGATCGGCACGTCGCCGTAGAACAAGAGCTTTGAGCCGCCGAACCGCTCCGGGTGGTTCTGTGCCCACTTGAGCGCGGTCAGGATATTTGCGCCTGGGCCGGGCGCTGTATGAACACCAGTGAAGTCGCAGTAGTTGGCGATGACTTGGGAAGGTGTGAGTTTCGTGATCGCGACGCCGAGAGCTTCCGCGCTGATAACGCGGTCCTTCTCGATCATCACGAATACGCAGTCGCCCCACAGGTCGTTGCCGTACATGTTCGTGTCGGCGGCGTCTAGCTCGATGTTGTGGACTTCGGCCGGCCGGGTCGGGGTGGCGCCTGCGGAGGGTGTGACGGCGACGGCGGACTTGCCTTCTTCGCGGGGGAGTCGGCCGAGTAGGGGTTGGGACATGGTGCGCTCCTAGGTGTAGATCGGGCGGGCACGGGCGCCCACGATGACGTAGAGAGTGCCGGGGCTCCCTACCTTAGCGCAAGTGAAGTCGTACTCGCCATGAGCCACGACGGCGCCGACTCCGTAATCGTGGGTCACCCAACCGCCCGCAGCATCGGCTGACGTATTCACGGCCCCCAACACCCAGTAGTTAGAGCCGTTGTTCGGACCTACCACACAGCTCATCACATCCCAGGCGACGAGGAGCCATGCGTTCGCCCGCCAGTCCAGCATAAGCCGTTGCTGGATCGTGCCTGTCGCCGGGAGGGCAATGTCCGAGGGGGCAGTGATCTGAAGTTGATTTCCCAGCCATCGCGTCCCGTCGTAGTAGCACCACTCGTTGACCACGGCCTTGGTGTAGAACCAAACCATCCCCGCCGATGCATTGAGCGGCAGAACAGGTCCCATCGGGAACCCCTTCGGATTGCCCATCGTGAGGAACCCCGCCAGGCTCGCTCCAATCCCCGAAGTAGACCCGGTGACCGAGGTAATCATCTGCCGCACCGCGAGTCCAAGAGCTTCCGGCCCGGAGATCACGACGGCCCCGAGATTGACCGAGGGCTCGTAATCGTTCGTGGCGGTCTGCTTGCACGTCAGCGCCGCGATGGCGAACGGACTCATCGAGTAGGAACCGGGAACGTCCAGCGCGATTGTGTCGCCGGGCCTGTAACTCGCGTACGGCTCATACAGTCCGTCGGCCGAGTTGCCGTGAGTCAGGGGGACGGTGATCGCCTGTTGGCTCAATTTGGTGAGCGCGATTTGCTGATTGCCCGCCGTGGTCATCTGGGTGGTGTCGCCGGACACCTGGGAATAGTCCAGGCCCGTCTCACGGCGCCCGTAGTAGCCGCTGCTGACAAGGGCTGTGTCCTTGGCCTCTACGAACGCTCCCGCCACGCCTTCGACCAGAGCGACGGTCGTGGGCATCGAGCCAAGGTTCTCGATGGGTCCGGCGATGTGTGCGCCGTAGCGGAGGACGACTGATCCAGTGAGGTCGGTTCCGTAGGCCCCGGACGTGTAGATGTGGAGTCCGAGGTTGGGGTCCATGTAGACCCCCATCCCGAGACTGACGAACTTCTTGATGATGTCCAGGATCGAGGTCCGGCCGAGCGCCCCGATGGTCAGGACGACGTTCGCGGTCCAGGCATTGCCGGCCGAGTCAAAGGTTGCGCTGAAGTCGGGCGTGAGTAGACCGGGGATCGCCCCGCGCGCCTGCGCCTCCGTGATGAGTGTGACGAGGATCGCGCCCCATGTCGTCGGGACGGCAGTCGAGCCGAATGGGCGCGTGGTGGCGTAGGTCCCGTTCCCGGTCCATCCGGCGGGGTAGACCGCCGCAAGCTTGGTGTAGTTCAGGACCGACTCACCTGCGAGGGTCCAGACGGCCTTCTCCGCTTCGTCGCTGACGAGCTTCGGTGCGGTGTTGAAGAACCCGAAGACCGGGACGGGGGCACCGGGTTGGGAACCTGTCGCAATGCTGCTCGGGTAGGCCATGCAGATCTTGACGAGGTTGCCTTTCTGAGTGAGGGAGGCAATCGCCTTGGCGTCGTAGAACGAGAGGTCGGTTGTGCCGGTTCCGACGTCGTTGAGGAGGTCGGTCCACTGCGTGTTGGCCGCGCCGTCGAGGACCGCGAGCATGTTGGTGGGGTTGGCACCGTCGAAGATTTGGATTTCTATCCCCATGCTGAAAGTCCTACTTGCATGGTAACCGTGGCGGGGTTACTCTCCCGGCCATGAAGACGCGGACGTGGATCATCCTTCTCGGGGTTCTGGCGCTGGCTGGGCTGGCCGACGTTGCTACCCTGGCGGGCACCCCGGTATGGATGCGCTCCTATGACGTGTCCCCGGTCGTGCGCGCATTCCCGGATTGCCTGGCTGCATTGCTGGTCGCCAAGGCAGTCATTCTCGTCGGCACTCTCGTGGCGATCCCCCTGGCTCGGTATTCCGGACTGTGGGTAGAGCGCGCGCTGGCATTCCTGCCCGTGGGCATCTCGGCCGTATACCTCTACGGCGCTTGGACGAACGTGGCCTACGGCTGGCGGTAGCATCACATCCACGGCGGAGCGAAGCTGACGGTTAGCAAGGTAGCCCCCGAGCAACCGGAGCCATAGACGAGCAGGTTGTTCACGCCAGGGCTCAACGTCAGGAAAGGCGTGGCTCCCGTGTGACTCAGCGATCCAACCACGTTCAGCCCCGCGTTGGTAACGGTAGATGCGCCCGTATCTATGACCAAATGAGTGGACCCTGAGACCGTCGTGATGACCGTCGCGGATGTTCCGTTGGTCGTGTTAGTGATGGTCGGGTTGATGATCGGGCCGAGCAGGTCTAGGGTGATCTTTTCGGCCGTGACCGATCCAGGGTTGGTAACCGCAAGAGCGGCCGGTGCCCCCCCGGCGGTCTTGATTACAGCTCCGATCGCGAACATAGAGCCAGGTTGTGAGACGCTGGCCCACGAGGCCGCGAGGGCCACGCCAGACGGCGGGGACAGGTATCTCTCAGCGTCTCCGATTACGGAGCTGCTCGCTGCCGAAAGCAGCCGCGTAGACGCCCAAGGGGCCGCAGGTGTAGCAACAATGGGATAGCCAACAGAACTGCCGGCCGCATACATGGCGAGTTCGCCCGCTGCCGTCGGCGTGAGGCTCAGTGTCACGGCCGCCGTGCCCGCCGAGTCGCCGTAGACATCCACAGCCGCAAGACCGGCGCCTAACGATGCTCCCACTAAGGGGAATGCCCAACCGCCACAGAAGTCGCCCCCGCCCGGGGCCACGGTCACTGTCAGGACGCCGGACGTACCGCTCCCACCAGTGCCAATCCACATGTCCATACCTGCGAGTTGCTGCACTCTTGTCCAGGTGTAGGCGTGGCCCGCGAAAGTGTCAGTTATGCCGGAGGCTGCGGAGTTCGCGCCATCATGGACGACGATGATCGGCTGCCCCGAGACGACGCCAGACAGCGAGAGGGTGTAAGTGGATCGAACGCCTGCGGAGAGCGGATTGGTAGTCGGCGGGCCAATCGAGATCGTGCTAGTCGGCGTCACGCTCCCCGTCACCGTAGGCCCATAGAACCACGGATCGGCCAGGTAGAAGTCCAGTTGTCCGACGAACACGAGCCCGACGTTATCGATGTCCTGCGCGGTCCAGTTGACGATCTCGGCCTGTGCGGTACGAGGGCCGGAGTCCAGGTAGTTGACGAGCGCGCTTTGTGTGCGAGTCGCGGCGAGTTGCTGGATCTGATCGAAGATCATTCGGGCGGTGCCGCGGGGTTCGTCGATCACGAGGATTTCCAGCGTCAGCATCCGGCCGCCGTGCTTCTTCGGCGTCCAGATTTCGCCTGGTCGTCCGGGAGCGATGAAGTTGGAACCCCGGAGCGGAGGGGAGCCCTTCGTGACCTGTCGAACCTTGACGTTCGGCTGGTTGAAGTAGTACCCGGCGAACGAGTAGCGATTGAGTTGTGCCATCTCGCTCCCCTACATGTGCCCGGTCGCGCCGAGTGTCAGGAGCGTCCGCTGGACGGACGAACTGGCAGTCTCGGGGACGGGGTTGTTGACGGTGACTTTGTTGGTGACGGACTTGCCCATGCCGCGCTGCATGTTCGAAGCGGAGATGACGCCCTCGCCGGCTTGGAGCATCGTCAGAACGTCGGCACCTGCGGGGCCGGGGACGATACCGCCAGAGTGGAGCGTCGGGATCTTGCCGATGCCAAAGCCGTTCCAGTTGAAGTTCACCGAAGCGAGCGTCCCACCGAGAGGGTTGGGTACGCTGAAGTTCATGTGCAACTGGATGGCGTCGAGTGCTCCGATCAGGGTGTCGATCATCGTGATGATTACGTTGATAGGCGCCTTGATAACGGCAATGATCCCGTCCCAGATCACACCTAGCCCGGTCTTGAGGCCGTCCCAGATCGCGCCCCAAGCGGTGCTGATGACCTTGCCGGCCGCGTCGATCATCTGGCCGGGCAGCCCGAGGTACCACTTGATGAGAGCGACCATGCCATCCCACGCCGCCTTGAGAGCCGCAGAGATGCCGTCCCAGATCGCCGACCACGCCGCGCCCAGAACCTTGCCGGCCGCATCGAGCAGGATTGGGAAGATACCGAGCGCGGCCTTGAAGATGGTCCCGATCTGGTCCCAGACGCCGCTGAAGATTTCTTGGATGCCGTTCCAGACGCCCTGCCAGTCGCCCTTGAAGAGCGCCGCGAAGACATCGAAGATGCCCTGTATGACCTTGAGGACGTTTCCAAACGTCTCAGACCAGAACTGCACGATCACCTTGACGTAGGCCGTGATGTCGTCGCCCCAGGTCTTCCAGAACGACTTGATGAACCCGAGCACGCTCTGCACGATGCTCTGAATGTCGTTGAAGACGGCCGAGAACGTGGACTGGAGTTGCTTCATGTCGTTGCCGAGTTGGCCGCCCTGTGCGCTGCCACCCTTGAACATAGCCGTCAGACTGGCGAATGCCCGCTGAGCCGTTGATATCGCGCCCGGAAGGGTCGAGGAAAGGAAGTCGGCGATGGGTTGTAGCACGGACCACAGAGCCTGCACGGCGCCCGAGACGGTTGCGAGGATGCCTGGCATGTCGTTGCCGAGCTGATCCAGGAGCGGCCCCACGGCGTCCATGATGTTATTGAATGCGTCGGCTAGAGGCGGTAGGACGGCCTGAACGATCTTGTCGATGATGCCGCCGAGCTTGACCATCGCCTCGGTTACCTTCTGGTGTGCGGCGGCGAGCTTGCCGGCCGAAGTGTCGGCATATGCCTCGGCCTGCCCGCCCGCCAGCTTCTGCACCGCGGCTAGCGCGGCGGTCTCGGTGGCTTGCTTATCGGCTGCGGTGGCGGCGTCGATCTGGGCCTGAGTTGCCTTGACGTTGGAGGCTTTGAGGGCGTCCATCGCCGTGGTTACTGGGGCCACTTCGATACCGAGCTTCTTGAGCGCGCCAGTGTTCCCCTCTTGGGCCTTTATGATGATGTTGGTCGCAGAGGCGAGGTCGATGCCTTTCAGGCGAGCCAGATCCATCGCCTCGGACATGTCGCCCTGAGCCTGGCCCACGTCATGCGTGACGCCAACCAACAGTGCGAGCGACTGCCGCTGATCGTCGGCGCTGAACCCGTACTTGAGGTTGGCGTCGATGACCTTGTTGATTGCGTCCACGTTGTCTTGTGCGGCCGGAACGTTGTTCTTGAGAGCCGTACTCATCTGGGCCGTGGAGACTGCCGCGTCCTGATACGCCTTCTCCGAGTCCCCGAGTACGTCGATAACCTTGGAGATCCCTTGCGCGGCCATGTTGAAAGCAGCCATGCCGATGCCTGCGCCGATACCCGACATGATGCCGCCGAACTTAGAGCCATGCCCGGCGGCATCATCGAAGTTCTTCCCGATCTTGGAGGTGGACTGAGTTACGCCCTCCTCCATCTTCTTGGTCTCGCTGGTCGCCGTTGCCATCCCGGACTTGAACCCGGAAGCATCGACGCCCAACTTGATGAGAAGTTCCTCGATTGTCACTGGTCCTCCTCATCCTTGGCCCAGTCGGGAAGATCGACTCGGGAGATTGTGGCGAGTGCTGCCTCATCGGCCTCACGGTCGAACCTGGGACGCTCTGTGCCCCATTGCGGCATGACAGCGGCCAGGGTCACATCCTTGGCTCCGGCTGCGAGCAGGACGGCTTGCACCGTCATCCCCGTCAGCACGTCGAAACGCTCCGGCCCGATGGGGCCGTACATCGCTTCGTAGTCCTGCCATTCCGCGAGTTCATATGAGCTGATGCCTCGGTTGTGCCGGAACCATCGGGCGATCCGTTCTCTCCAATTGCGGGGAGGTGGATCGCCCTCCAATTCGGCGACGGTCTTGTGAAGCGCCAGTGCTACTCGGAAGAGCCGCTGACGCCCGGGGAGTTTGGGAGTTCGGTCAGCTTCTGCGCGTCTTCCTTGGACAACCCAGAGAGCCGAGCCGCCACATCGAAGAGACGTTCCACCGGAGCCGAGTCCTTCTCGGACAGGGCTGCGACGTCCGCCTCGGTGAAGAGTGGCTTGGTGTCCGTTTCGTCCACGATGACGCAGAGCGAGATGAGTCGGACGCGGGTCAGAGCGACGTGATCCAAGGTGATATCGCCCTGCGTGATCCCGGCGCTCGATGCCGATGCCTGGACCGTCCAGAGTTCGTAGAGCCCACGGTCCTTAGCGCTCAGGCCGCGAACCCATAGCTCCCCGCCCCATTCGGGAACGGAGACCAATTCAGGCTTGCGGTCCTGAGCGTTGAGGACTTGTTCGCGTGTGAGAACTGCCATCGAAGTAGCCCCTTCGCTTTGGTTATGCCGGGCCGGTCTGAGGACCGTCTGGCGTGATCTCCACGTCAAGCGTGGCGTGGCCGGCGAACGGCTGTCCCGTCTCGGCCTTGGTGACGAACCCGTAGACCTCGGCCTTGATGGTGTTGGTCGGCGGGTTGCTGAAGACCTGGAACTTGCGGCGCAGCCGGTTGCGGGCCAGGTACATCACGCCGGCCGTCGCGTTCTGAGTCGCGTTGCCCGGGTCGAAGACGCACGTTGTCGTGATCTTCTGGTTCGTGATGACGGTCGGCTTCTCTTCCTTCTCGCCGTTGGTGGAGTCCTGATTGGTCACGTCGGTGGTTGCGACCGAAAGACCCCCGCCCTTGATATCGCCGCACTGCGCGAGCGTGGTCATGGTGGTGAGGTCCGCGGCGCTGACCTTCAGCAAGAACCCTGGACCCTGATACGAGGTGGTTGCCACTGTGGATCAGCTCCTTTCAGCCGAGAAGGAAGACGGCGTACTTCAGCCCAGCGGCCGAGCCCGTCATGTACATGTTCCCGTCGGCCTGCTGCCAGCCGGAGGGCTGGACAAGGAACGCCGAGAAGAGGTTGGCGCCGACGCTGTAGGTGGTGATATCCCCTGACCGCCCCTGCGGGTTGCCCTGCGGGTAGGAGAGGAAGGACACGGTGAGCGCGCCGGCTGTGCTGTTCTGAACGACCACGAGGCACTTGCCCGGCAAGCTGACCTGATCGTTGTTCGGAGATGCGGCCCCGCCGGACGCCGTGAACACGAAGTCCAGAGCGGTCGCGGTCGGCTGCGCACCGATGGGCCAACCGGCCTGGATGCCTGAGTACGGCCCGACCGGGGTAACGAGCGGGATGACTGTCCTAGCCATTTAGACCTCCTGGCTGATCGTGCGGTGCTTCGTGGGTGGAGAGGTGGCCCGCGTGTACGGCGGGGTCCGGGTCAACGGTGGAGAAAGCGCAGACGGAGCAATCGAACTTCGCGACCGGCCCCCATAGCCCCTCTGTCATGTGCGGACCATTCACCGTTGCCCGTGTGGCCTTCTGTGGAGGCTCAGGCGGGGCGATAGGCTCCGGTGTGGCCTCCGGGGTGTCTTTGCGCAAAGACAGTTGCTCCGGGTCTTCTAGCGGTTCGTCTCTTGTCATGGTCACTTCCCCATTGCGAAGCGGATGGCGGTGAATAGGAGCGTGCCGGAGGTCCCGATAGCAGAGACACCGATGCCGACACGCCAACGAAGGGAGAGCATGTGGCTCTCGGCTCGGGCTTCGTTGGCAACGCTCATCTCGGCGGTCTGCTTTGAGAGGGCCGCCTCGATTGCTCGGGCGGTGACGATCCCGCCAACCGTCGTGCAAACGTCATCGAGCTTGGCGTTCGTCTCCTTGAAACGGCGGTTCATATCGAGCCTGGTCTGATCGACTGCGCCGAGGATGCTGGACGACAGCCGCACGAGGTCGTCGACCGATGCCACGCCGTTGCTGGTGGCGTTTTCCTTGGTGAGCGGCTTGAGTACGGGGCTCATGGGATGGCAATCCTCTCGACTACGGTCAGGACGTACGGCAGGGCTGCCCACGTCTGATCTTCGGGGCCGGATACGGGACCGATTGAACTGATCCAGACCTGATCGCAGAGCCCGGCCATCGTGCGGTCCAAGAGGTACGCCCCAACGAGCGCGGCCTCGAACCTCATCGCTACGGCGTGCATCGCGTCCCGGAGGTTCATGTCCAGGTACAGCCGATGCGGGATCTGCCATTCGTATTTGTAGTGAGTCTGCGAGTCGGGCCCGACTGAGGGGGCGGACGGCGCGAGACATACCAGCGTCAGCGGGGCGATCACGTTGGAGGGGATCGCGGCGACCATCTGCGGCGGGTTGAGCGGATCGGCAATCTCCCCGGTCCCAGCGGCGAAGATGGCGCGTATGCCTATCGTGCCCTTGTTCAGATCGGCGATGCCCTGCACCTGAGTCGCGGCAATGGCGACGGAGCGGTCACAGATGCGGGCGATATCGGAGTGGATCATTTCTCCTGCATCCTTCGCTCGATGTAGCCGGACACCTTGGAGCGGTTGGAGTCGTAGGCCCGGCCGAGCCAGTGGAGGGGCGGGAACGAGTAGCCGCGCCGCTGGATGTTGCGGGCGATCACGAACGCGAACCCTCGCACAGCGGAGTCGGCGGTCTTGGTTGCCTTGGTGCCCTTAGCGGGTCCGGCGATGCCCTTGGAAACGAGCCAGTCGGCGATCGGCTGGATGGGGGGCATCTTGCCGCTCTCGGACTTCCAGCCGAATTCGAGCGGCCGGCCTTGCGGTGCCATCCCGCCATGAATACCCACGGTGACGGAGGAAACATCGCCGTTCCGCTCAATGTCGGAAGTGGTGGTGTTCCGCTCCGTCTGACCGCGGAAGTGGTGCTCTTTGAGGTTGGCCTTGGCGTCCCGTTCCATCGCGTGCGCGGCGTCGATCAGACCATGCTCGGCGCGAGACTG